AAACCTGTTGATGTTAAAATTCTTATTGTAACACCTAAAAAATTTGAATATGTTTTAGTTGAAAATACAGAAAATTTAATGAAAGAAATAGAAATGTCATTAATCAGTTGTGCTAATATGATTAAAATTTGTAAGAAAAAAGAAAGTTTATCAAGTTTAATAACTCCAAATCTAGATGATTGGTACTGGTCAGATGCAGACAAAAGATCAGCTAGGGAAGTAATTTGGGGTATTTAATGGCTGGACAATTTAGAGGATTTTACAGTAGCCTTGCAACTGCTGGTGAAAGTCTAATAGTTGTAACTCTTTTTGTCCTAATTTTCTCCCAATGGCTATTAGACATTGCATAAAAAAAGGGGTGTTATTAGCACCCCTTTATTCGTTTAATAAAAAATTTATTTATTAATAACCATGTTGAGCATTTACTTGCTTCCAATTAATTCCAGAATTTTTCCATTTATAAGAAACTTTCCAAGTAACTTCTGTGCATCTTTTTTCATCTACTTCATAACCACCATTAAAATATCCTTCAGATATATCATAATATTTCTTTGAATAATTTTGATAAGCAACTTTATATGCATCTTTTAAATCATACAATTTTGAAACTTTAATTAATGCTTCTCTATTTCCAGATAATGAAACAACTTCAAATAAGTGATAGTTCATATTTTCTCTTTTTGTTAAATTCATTATTATTATATAAACATATTGTTTATACTTGTAAACCTTTTTATTTAAAATAATGAAAAAAACTTCATCTAGGCATAAAAGCCTATTTTTAGCTATATAGAGGTATTTGTAGTTCTGGGGTATAAGTCTATATAAAATAGCTTAAAAGACTGCTAGTGCTTAAATTTTAGCTATTTCTTTGACTACTCCGAGAGGTATTATGTTCCTATCGCCAAAATAGCCATCATTTGAGTAACTGGCAAAGGTATATAGGTATTTTTCATCTTTTTTAAATATGTAGGCGAAACTAGTAATTAAAGCTGTTTTCATTTTATCAAATTCATCAAAGCTAGTAATCGTAGGATCGCCTACTATATCTTCCCAAACTATAATATGAAAATAATATTCTTTACCTTCAATAGTAAGGTTATTTCTTTTTCTTTTTTTGTTTAATTGGTTTTTTCTTTTTAGGAGGTCTGCCTTTTTTTGAGCCATAAGTCCCCTTGCCATAAGGCATTAATGTAATATCCAATTATGTACTGCTAGAATAACAACAATCCATAATGACCATTTTACTACAGGATTTAATTCCCAAGACCATAACCATTTAAACATATTCATTGCTTTTTTTATCATTTTGCAACTCCTTTTGTTTTTTCAAAAGTTCTCAATGCACCCATGCCTAACAAAGACATAACAAGCGGCATTAAAGTACCTATATCTAATTGAGGTAAGTCTATCACTTCAACATGAAATACACCAAGAAAAAATAAAATAAATTTAGATAATACATACTCCCAGAATATTGCTAAAGCACAGGACATACCAATCATAGGTCGCCATGATCTTTGCATAAATCCAGAAATTCCACCAGCAGTTGAACTAGCATCAGCCAAATTAATTGACATTTGTTTTTCTTTTAGCTTGGCTTCAACTTCTGCAAATCGTAATTTTAATTGTTCTTTTTCTTCTGTAGAGGTATGAAGTTCATCAATAATACCACCAACAGCTTTAATACTGCCACTAGAAAATACATCTAACAAACCCATTATTTATTACCGAATACTGTCATAGGTGGAATGACATTACAAAATGCCGCTACTAATCCATAAGGATCATTTAATGGATAACCTAATTCATTAACTTCTTTTTTTATTTTTGGTGGTTGTTTAATCTTTTTTTTCATATTTTTTGTACCTTACTTAATTTAGACATTTTTTCTTTTAATTCTTCTTCTGCATATTTTTTTCTATTTTCATATATTTCTTGTAATTCTTCTGGTGTTGTAATTCTTTTTCTATGTTTCCTCAAATCAACTTTCTCATCTTGTGTGCCAGTTCCCTTGCCCTTCTCGGTGTGTGTTTCCTCGCCCATAGACTATCTTCCATTTGATTTCCAGCTTCATAATAATCCTTTTTTCTAATTGCTTCAAACATTTTAACAAATTTGGCTGTTTTTGTACGACCTAGCTGAAAACACATATGAGCTATAATTTCAATAACTTCATTATTTTCAATGCCTTTACATAAACTTTTAGCATCTGAAACAGCAATAGAAATATCATAATCAAAAATTTTTTCTAAAACTTTACGATCATATTTTTTATCTTTAATAAATTTTTCTTTTGGTTTAACTAAATGCCCATAGCCAATAGTGGCAAACCCCAATGTATCTTGATAAACAACATTCCTATAACCTTCTTCCTTTTTTATCTCGTTTTTTAATTTTTCTAGATCCATCTTTTATCTCCTTTGCCCAATCTAATTTTGCACCTACATAAAATACTTTGCTACGATTACCCAACCAATCATTTGCGTACCAATATTGTGCAATAAATTTATCTTTCATCTTCTATACACTTTTCCAAATAGACTGCCATATCTAAACATTCCTCCTGTGCTTCTATTAACCATTGTTTTTTAGTTTTTTTTGTTTCCTCCATAGTATTGCCATATTTAATTATTCCCTTGTTTGCTCTCACTATCATCTTGTCTGATACTCTTTGAATGAGCTTGTCTTTTGTTTTCATATTTCTCCTTTAATTCTAACATTGATACAAAGTTATGACCTTGTATATGACCATCAGCCAATAGTAATTCGCTAATTCCATATGACCAGCCATTAGCAGAATTATTAGCATAATTTTCTATATGACCATAATTCATAGCTGTTCCTACATTCACAATCTTAACAAAATTGCCTCTACCTAGTTTACTTGCTCTCCAAGATCGTTCTCTATGACTATGACCAAAAACTATATCATGCATAGCAGAATTTGATATTTGACTGGCTTCTGCTGTCTTACCACCCATTTCTCTGCCCATCTCATTAAGAGGTACATGAACAAAAGCAATTCCTTTAATAAAATGAAAATCTCCATATTCAGATATTCCCCAACCTCTTGATCTCCATAGGTTTTCATATTGCTGGGAGAAAGCACCAACTACTTCTTTGTGTTCGTTTTCATAGCGATATAATCGTAATTCGTGATTGCCTAAACAATAATGCTTTATAGGATTTGTATCTCCCATTCCTTCATGCAATAAATTTAAACATTGTTTTGAAATATCAATGTCTGCCGATATAGGTGGTTTAGCACCTCCCTTAACTGTGTGATTCTTATCAAAAGTATTTACAGATTCAAAGCTACACCAATCCCCAATACAAACTAAAAAATCGGGATTATAATCTTTTATTCTTTTTCCTATCCAATAAAATCTATCTATGTTTTCATCTGGTGTGCAATGAGCATCTGGAATAACAAATACTTTTGTAGGATTTGAAAATGAAGTTGGTTGTGCTGGTATTCTAATAATAGGTTTTTTATATTCTTCAATAATAATTTGTGATTTAACTTCTTTATATCTATGCCATTCTATTGCCCAATGAGAACTGCCTATTGCTAATTTTTGTATCTTATCTATTTTGTGTTGCAATGTAGTTCTAGGAATATTCAACAAATCAGAAACTATTTTTTTTGCTCCTGTAGGCTGATTAACACCACCTTTACCTATAGGTGGATATCCTTTGTCTAATGCTTCGTGTAATCTTTCTTGAATTTCTTTGAGTTCATTCCACTCTGTATCTTCCATTAATTCCGCCTAATTAAAAAATCGCAATCCCCAAGCAATAAATTGAGTAGCGACCATAAAACCTATTGCCCATAGAATAAAATTTAATCTACTAATATCTTTTTCAATATGTTTTAAATGATTATTTTCTATTCTGTCTATTTTGTCATAGATATGAATAATATGTTCTTTGGTTGTTTTGGGTGTTAATTTTGTCATCTATTCCCTTGTCTATTGTATTTTTTCCATGATTTCAACTTATGTTTATTTTTAGGCTTTGAACGAGAAGAATTTCCTATTGATGTTCTCTTTCTTGTTATCGTAAATGATTTTGAATATGTTGTTTGTTGTGCCATTATTTCATTTGGCTTAATGGATTTTCTAAAGTTGTTTTAATTCTTTTATCTATTTTTTCTTCTAAATCTTTCATTTCATCTTTTACATCAGCAATAATTTCTTTTAAATCTTTTCCATTATCTCTGCTATCTTGTTTAACTCTTTGCTCAACATCTTCTACAATAGTTTCAATTCTACGAACATCAGATTTTAAATCATTCTTTAATTCTTTTGCCACATTAGCAACAAGTCCTACCTCATCTAAAATCATAGTCATTTCTGATTGAAGCATTGTTACTTCTTGTTGAACTAAATCTATTCTTTTATCAAAACCACTTAAATCTGGAGCAGTATATTTAGATATTTTATTTCGCATATTTTGGTAATCTTTATAAAATTCAAAGCCACCCCACAATGCACCACATAAAGAAGATAATACTGTGAGAATAAGAAATATTTTTCCCCCTCTAAATTTGATCCCAGCTACTTCTAATTCTGCCATTGACTATTTACCAATTCATTCATTAAACCATCACTTCCAGCGAATAGGAAGTAACTAGCCATACTATTATCAGATATTGTCGTGTCTGGTAAAGTAACATTTGAAAAAAAATCAACTCTATCATTTAATGCTTGTTGAGTATCAAAAAAAGTTTTACTATCCCCTAACACTTGCATAACAACCAGAGTTTTAGTTTGATTAACATCATCATATCTTTTTTTATCGTCCATCTTTTTCATAATCTTTTTAACAGCTTTTTCTTTAGATGATTCTTTTTCGGGTTTTTTTTCAATTTCTTTTTTATCTTCTGATTTTGTTTTTTGGTTTGATTCTTGTTTTTCTTCAACTGGTTTTGTTTCTACTGCAACTTCTTCCTCCACTTCTTCGGTTTCTGTTTCTTGTTCTTGCACTTCTTCTTCTTGTGTATTTTCTGCTACCTCAATCACTTCTTCTACAGCTTCTTCTATTTCCATTTCTATCTCTGCTTCAACTTCCACTTCCATCTCCATAATTTCAATTTCTACTTCAGCCATTTCAATTTCTTGAATTTCAATTTCTACTGCTTCATAATTAGCATCTTGAATTTCTATTGGCTCTAAAACAAATTCTTCAGTCATCTCATTAGAATCAAAAATATCTTCAACAACTTCAATTACATCTTCTGGTGTATTAATATTAAGAGCAACAAACATTTCAACAGATGTTATTGATTGCGAGATAATGGTATTGATAACATTATAAAGCACATTGATTGAGACATCATCAAACAAGGGACCAATAGAAAGATTGATATCTCTACCTCCAATCTCAATAATGACAGTTGTTAAACTTCCAGAAAAATCAAATCCACCTTCATAAGATTGATACCCACTTGCAGTACCACTAGCACTTAAAATATCAGTTCCAGAAAAAACATTTGTTGATCCATTTTTTCCTGTGATGTGCATATAAATAGAATCTTGTGCATCTTGTTTATCTACTTTGATTGTATAATTAGTTTCTCCACCATAAGTTATATTTAAAGCAGAAATATCAACTGTTTGAATAAAAGTTGTTCCAGCATTTGGTACTCCCATTGTTGAAGTATAATTACTTGCACTAGTTATAGAAGCACATTTATCAGTTCCTAAATTACCACAGCCAGAGCCAGAAGGCATTGAAGCAGAGCCTTGACCACCCCAATCGCTATCCATATCTCCCTCAAATTTTTCAACTACATATCCATTATCACCATTTAATAAATCATTTGAATCTTCATTAGTAACTGTTGTTGTCGTTATATCATTTGTTGTTGTAGTAGTTATTGTATAACCATCTGCTTCATATTGAATAGTTTCTACTACAGATTGTTCAATAATTTCTTCTATTGTTGGAGAACAAAGACCTATGGTGTCAGTTGTACAATCTAAAGCTTTACTAGAAAATGATAGGGAAGCCGATATACAAAGCCATAGCACTAATGAGAAATTTTGCCAATTCCATATCATTATTTTTTTGCTCCTGTGTTTTAGTTAATTCTATTTTATTAAAATATTTTGATCCTTCTGGAATAAGCTCTGGATTTAATTTCCATTCTGTTAATGCTTCCGAGCCTATCTTTCCATTAATTGGAGGAGGTGTTCCAGCCATAAGCATGGAATCAAAAACTCTATAATCAGTAGATAATAAACTAACTGCGGCAACTTTCATTCCCATAGCATATAATGATCTAGATAATTTGAGTATTTCACAATTTTCATCTTTCACAGTAATGGCAGAAGCAATACCAAAAATTTGAGTTTGTACAGCACCACTCGTAGCTGTCTTGCATACATCAGAATTATTAACAACAACACTTGGAGCAGATGCAGTTGGTACTGATTTGTCAGTTACTACAGTTGAGCTTACTGTGTTGGTGTCTGCGGCTAAAGCAGAGTTCATTAAGGAATTGAAAAAAAATAAAATAAAAGCTGAAATACATAAACCTATTAATATTGGTTTCCAAAACATTATTCAGAAAACTCTTGATCTAATTCTAATCGCAAACTTTTAATTTTATAACCTAATTCAAGCATATCATTTCTTAATGGTAAAATATTATTTGTGCTTTGCAATATCATTACATCATCTTTGAGTAGTTCAAATTGATTGAATAATTTGCCTACTATAAAAACATTTCCAATTAATCCTCCAACAATTCCAAAAATAATTACAATATTTTTTAAATTAATATCTACTTGTGTCATATTTATTTACCACAATATTATAATTTATCTATTTCTGCTTTTGTAAGTGTCCATGTAATTTCAGAATGAGGACAAATAGTAGTTAAGCATCATCTCTTTCTTGTCTTGTTTTATAGTCTTCTCTAGCTGTAACTAAAGCTACAAAATCTGCTTGGTTACTTGGGATAGCATCTGTAAATGAAGCATCATTCATTAATTTAGTTGTCCATTCTCTTTGAAATCTTTTCCAAACACTATTAATTTTTCCAGCAATAGCTTCTTCATGCCAATCTTTAATGCCTTCATTACTAACTCCATCTTTAACTACAGTTGTTAGTAGTTCATTATATAATATTTTTTCTTCTAAATTAGTTATTTGAATTGTAATCGTTTTAGCCATTTTAAATCTCCTTTAAGATTAATTGTTTCATTTAGCCTATTAGTATTCCACTATAGTAAGAATGTTGAGCATTACTGCCGTTATCAACATTTGTACTAGAGCCACATCTTATATAAGCTGTATCATTAACATCCATATCAGCTATAATTGTTCCTTCGCCTTTCATATTTCCATTAGTTCCTGTGTAACCAGCACGGTAGAAATTAATTTGCGCCCAGCGGTGGGTTCTATTGCTTGTTACAAACTCCATATAATACTGTTGATTTTCAGCGGCTGTAACATCATAATAAGACATGCTGAAAAGATACTTTCCTGTTACTGGTGCTGTGAAAGTGCCACTTCCCACGTCAGCATTTACATCATATTCTTCTGTAATGTTTTGATTGTACATTGTGTGACCAGAAGCATAAGTTGTTTGTGTACTTTGATAAAGTCTAAACGCTGGATTTAATGGCGTAGTTACTTCACCAGTTGCATAAATTTTAATTGCGTCATTATCACCATTATTCGTTGAAATTAAAAAAGTATCATTATACTGACCAAATTTAGTTTTATATGTAGAGCCAGCATTAGTTGTATCAATCATATATATTCTAGGATCAGTTGAAGATATATCTAAAGCTAGTGTAGGAGTTACTCCTATTCCTAATTTTGTTCCATCAAAAATTAAACCAGCTTCTCCAGCTATTGCGTTAGCTCCAGTTACAGTTGTCACTTGATTGTTTGTACTTCCAGTTAAAGCAGTACCAGCAGAAACAGTTGCAAAAGTAGGTGGAGCACCAGCACCAGCACTTGTTAAAACTTGTCCAGCACTTCCAGTTGCTACATGAACAGGGTTGCCAGAAGCATCATATGAAATAATATTTCCATCTGTACCAGAAGCCATTTTTGCTAAAGTTACTGAATCATCAGCTACTGTTACGGAACTATCAGAAAAATCTACTGTGTTCGCAGTTGTATTAATTGTAGCAAAAGTAATATGGTGCGTTCCATCATAAAATTTTAAAATATGAGAAGTTGCACCACCAGAAGTATCTAACCACATACTTCCAGCCGCTAAACTTGCTGGAGCAGAACTACCAGCATGACTTGTATTAAAAGCCGCTAGAATACTGTTTAATTCTGTTCTAAAGGCTGAAAATCCTTGATTTGCTATACTTACATCTGAAACTTGTGCCATACTTTGTTTTTATCCTATTATTTTTATTTTTACAATAATTTTATGGTGTTAGTCCATAACCTTTTGCAACATAATCAAAAGTTCTATTTACACCACTTCCACTTGAATTTATAAAAGCAATAGAAAATCCTGTAACACTTTTTGAACTAATTGTATAGGTATCACCAGTTGCCATATTTTGTGCGGCAATTCCAAGTGAAGGACTTGCATAAAAAGCATTGGAAAATGTTACTGCTTTTGTTCCTGTTCCACTTACTATATCAGCACCAGATACTGTTCTATCTTCCAAACTTAATTTAACAGATAATCCAGTTATTTTGCTACTTGTTTTATAATCATCATTTGTTAATCGTAATCTGAATTTTGCATATCTGAATTTGTGTGTTGCTGAGGAACTAATATCTTGATAAGTTGTTGCATCGCCTAAACTTGTATTACTAACAGCTATTTGTATTTTGTGAAAAGCATGAGATGGCTCACTTCCATCAAATGGAGCTTTCGCATCATCAAAAAAAGAAACACCTCGTCCAGAATCAAATTGATCATAAGGATCTTCATTATCTAAAGTTAATGTTGGTTGAACTGTACCATCAAATATTGCTGATAAAGAAATAGAATTAGCAAAATTATAATAACCAAGATTATCTCTATTGGCTGTTGAATAATTTGGATTGCTTGTTGCATCTGTTCCCCCTAATTCAAAATTTCCAGTTGGAGAATCAAAATTTCCTACAGTATCATCAAAATTAGTAATGGTATCAAGA